ATCTGGACAACCCATGATGGCAAAAGGTGGATTATTATCTACCAATAAGTATAATATATAGAGCTACCCGGGCAATCACCTAGGCACTCTATATCGGCTACTTTGCAATACGCAAACCCCAAAACAAGAAAGGTGATTAAAAATGGTTGAAAGTAATGCAGACACTTTACTGAAAAGTAAAGCTACTCAGCAGAGTAATGAAACAGAAGCAAATCCATATAATGCTAAAAAGGATTATATTGATTATGAACAAAGAGAAGCAAATGCGAAAGAATCTTTTGCAGATGCTAACACAATAGCGGTTAAGAAGGACCAACCAAAAGTTGTTGTCGATTCAATGAGGTCGGAACAAACAGAGGAAGACACTCCGGAAGAACAAGCTGACAAACCTTATCAAAAGGTTGACTACAAAAAAAGATATGATGACCTCAAGAAACATTATGATGGTCGGGTTAATTCTTTTAAGTCGAGAGAAGAGGAACTATTAGCAGAGATTCGTTCTAATAGACCTACATACAAAGCACCTAAAAGTGCCGAGGAAATCGAAGCTTTTAAAAAAGAATATCCAGATGTTTATGGTGTTGTTGAAACAGTCGCACATCTTAGAAGTTCTAAGGAAACAGAAGATTTAAAACAAGAGATTAAAAGTCTTAAAGAATTAAATCAAACTGTTAACAAAGAAAAAGCAGAAGCTAGACTAGCGAGAATGCATCCAGACTTTGAACAAATTCGTGAGTCAGATGATTTTCATAGTTGGGCATCAAGTCAACCAGAAGCGATTAAGGATTGGGTTTATGGTAATGCTACAAACGCAGAACTTGCTTCGAGAGCAATAGATTTATTCAAACAGGATACCGGCAAGTCAAAATCTAAAGAAGTATCTGGCGATTTAGTTGCTGCATCAGAAATGGTGAAAGTTAAAAACAGCAAAGAAATTGGTTATGGTACTAAGAAGATTTGGACTCGTTCTCAAATAGCGGCAATGTCGCAGTCAGAATTTGATAAGAACGAAAAAGCTATAACTGATGCTATGTCTGAAGGTCGTGTCGTAAATGACATGGGTAACAGACCAAGTAGAGGTTCTGGTAATCCGACTTACTAAATTATAGACCGCACATTGTTAATCACTTAACTTAAACAACACAGGAAAGGGGAATATCATGGCGGTATTTCAAAATGCCGGTGGAGCAGCAAACAATAACTTTAATGCTTCTACATCCGGACAAACTAATGAGTTCTTCGTACCAGAAATATTTTCGAAGAAGATTCAAAACTTCTTTAGAAAGTCTTCTGTTATCGAAGCAATAACAAACACAGACTACGCAGGTGAGATTGCGGCTTTTGGTGATACAGTAAAAATCATCAAAGAACCAGAAATCACAGTTGCGGCTTATACAAGAGCAGCAAGTACAACTAAACAGTACTTAACTGACCAAGAATTAACTCTTGTAATTGACAAAGCAAACAGCTTTAAGTTTATAGTTGACGATATCGAGGAAAAACTTTCTCATATCAACTTTGCATCAGTTGGTGCATCAAGTGCAGCTTATACTCTTAAGAACACTATGGATGCTGAAGTATTAACTGCAATGTTTGCAGGTGTATCTACTTCATCTCCAGACCATCAACTTGGTGGTGATACTTCGAATGCAGCAGCAGCTTCATTAGCAACTACTGACCCAATCGATATGGGTAATGGTTCTTCTGAAATTAGTCCTTTAGCTATCATGGCTAGAATGGCTAGATTGCTAGACGATTCGTCAGTACCAGAAGACCAAAGATGGTTTGTTGCAAAACCAGAGTTCTATGAAGAACTAGCAAGTACTGATTCTAAACTAATGTCATCTGATTTCAATCAAGGTGATGGCGGTGTAAGAAATGGTCTAGTTGCATCTGGTTCAATTAGAGGATTCCAAATGTACAAATCTTCTAATGTACCTGCAACTACAAATGCTACTGGTCAATGCTTAGCAGGACATATGTCTTCTACAGCAACTGCTCAGTCAATCCTAAACATTGAGACTTTAAGAGATACTGATACTTTCGGTGATATCGTTAGAGGTCTTCATGTATATGGAAGACAAGTTCTTAGAGATGATGCTTTAGTAAAAGCTATCTACACTATCGACTAATACTAATATTGAGGGGGCGATTAATCTCGCCCTCTCTTTTAATATAACACGAAAAGAATTTTAAATGGCAGCACCCTTCAGAACATATCTTGATTTAACTAATACTCTTATAAGAGAATTAAATGAAGTAGAACTGTCAAGTGTTTCGTTTGTAAATGCAAAAGGAATACAAAAGTATATCAAAGATACAATTAACAGAGCATACTTTGATATTTGTAACTCAGAAGATAAATGGAGTTTTTTAGCAGTTGGTGACCCAAGTAATAACTATTATGGAAATGTTGCAGTTGAGACTGTATCTGGAACTAGGTGGTACAAATTCAACGCAAGTTCAACTGGGATTACAACTGACTATGGGTTTGTAGATTACGAAAATGTAATGCTAACAGAAGAAGGTGTAACTGGAAAAACAGCACCTTTTGAAATAAGAAATTTAAGACCTATTACAATAGAATTTTGGAATAAGCATTATGCAGTATCAGAAGCTGCAGATAAAAGTGCTGCACAAACTTTTGGTATTCCACAAAGAATTATTAGAAGTCCAAAGAATGATAGATTTGGTTTATCACCTATACCAGATGGTAAATATAAAATTTACTTCTTTGCATATTCACAACCAGATGAATTAACAAATCATGGAGATACTGTAGTATTCCCACAACAATATACAACAGTATTACTTGCAAGAGCAAGATATTATTTACATCAATTCAAAGACAATATAAGTCAGTCACAATTAGCTGATGCAGAATATAAAAAAGGTTTAAGAACAATGAGAGAACAATTGATTGAACCTTTTCCAGACAGAATGACTGATGATAGAACAAGGATAATATAATGGCAAAGTCACCTGCATGGCAGAGAAAAGAAGGTAAGAATCCTAAAGGTGGTTTGAATGCAAAAGGTAGAGCAAGTTATAATCGTTCTACTGGTGGTAATTTAAAAGCACCAAGTAAAAAAGTTGGTAATAAAAGAAGGGCATCTTTCTGTGCAAGGATGAAAGGCATGAAGAAAAAATTAACTTCTGCTAAAACAGCAAGAGACCCAAATAGTAGAATTAATAAATCATTAAGAGCATGGAATTGTTAAATGGCAGAGCAAGGTGTTTCGGTAACATGCGAAGGCGGATTAGACTTAGTAGGTACAACACACTCACTATTTAGAACTCCGGGTGTCGCAACAACTTTAGAAAACTATGAATCTTCTATCCATGGAGGATATAGAAGAATAAATGGGTTTTCTAAATTTGGTTCTAATACTCCAGATACAACTTCTACAAATATAGAAGGTATTCATAGTTATGCAAAAGGAGTTGTAGCTTGTCAAGGTTCAAATATTTATTATAGTGCAGATGGTAATACATGGACACAAGTAAATAAAGATACCTATCAAAATAAAACAGGAACAGTTTCAGTAACAGCAGGTTCTCCAACTGTAACAGGAAGTGGAACAAGTTTTACTACAGAATTTTCAGTAGGTGATGATATTAAAATTAACAATGAAATTTTTAATATCTTATCTATTACAGATAATGTAACATTAACTGCAGATGGTAATTTTGCAGCAACAGCTTCAAGTCAAAATATAAAAAAGAATGGAGCAACTGCAGCACAATTAGCAAGTGGTTCAACAATAAATAGAGTAAGTCAATCTGATTGTAGTTTTGCTTTATATGAAGGTGAATCACAATATGGTGAATTATTTATAGTAGATGGAAATAATCAACCTGCATATTTAAAAATAGATATAGCAAGTGGAACACATACTTTCTTTTTTAAAGAGGTACAAAGGTCTGCTCCAGAAAAATCTAAGTTTGCAACTATCTTTGGTGAAAGATTAATTGTTGCAGGTGATGCAGATAATCCACAAGTATTAAGTTATAGTACAAGATTAAAACCAGAAGACTTTACAGGTTCATCAGCAGGTACAATAGATGTTGGTGATAA